ATATCCTCAACCGGCCCCTGATAGTGCGGACCCGGTGCATCTGTTGGTAGTAGGTCACAGGACAGCGCATCGTGACCTCTGGACCTGAATGCCTCCCGCACCTCACCACTGTATTCACAGGCTATTAAAACTTTCATGGGTTCTGCCTTCTGTTTAGCTGTAGTTCTTCGCGATACAGATCCACGCAAAGCAACCGTCTGTGGATAAAATTGTTCCATTGGCCTACTGTTTTCTCCGCGAACCGCTCCGTAATCTCGTCAATCTGCTCAACGGTCAGCGTCATTATGTGTTTTTGAATTTCTGCGTCGGTCATGGTGTTTAATCCTTTAGGGTTCTAGGTTCTAGGGTAGTCTATACAACGTCCACAGGTGCGAGCTATGGCCGTTGCGAAGGCTATCCTATCACCATACGCCTAGGCTTTCCAAGATGGTTCTATCACGATCTAAATGGTTGATGTCATAGCCTTCAATGGCCTTGCCTACTGCATCGAATATCGCCCGTTGCCTGTCATTGAACATGGCTATGGTATACAGGCCAGCCTTGTATGGGTTAGCCTGCAAGGTCATCGCTTGCCACGCCGCAGCCCCGTCACTGTCAGACTTAGGGCACTTGGCCTTTAACATGCCCCGGTTCTTTCCACGGGATACCTTAGCGGCGTCGATGGCGGCAAGGCATATGTCTTTGAACTCTGCACTTGTCATGGTCATGGTTTAAATCCTTAGGGTTAGGGTTTAGGGTTAGAGGATTACGCAATCAACGTGGTAGGAACTCACTGCATCGCCAGTATCTAAACGACGGTTAGCGCGGTTTTGAGCTACTAGATCGCACCAAGTGTCCCACCACCACTCTGCTCCTTGCGCTTGACATAGTTCGACATAGGCTAGAACTTTGGCGTGTTTCTTTTCATTTGATAGTTTAGGGCTAACCTTTACCGCGCTGGGTTTCAGGCCTAGGCGCTTTAGGTTGTGACTGTCGATGCAGGCCGTGTTAAAGCCTAAGCACTGGAGAACAAAACTAGCCTTGACCATGCCTAGGTTAGGCACCGCCATAAGTAGCAAGGTAGCATCGGCTATCACTTCAGGATCTGTTGAACCTTTCTCCTTCAGGTGGTGAAGCTTAAGCCAGAGCCAATCCGCATGTTGCTGAATATAGCCCAAGCCTTCAGCCTTCTTACCCCATAGGAACCGCGAGTTTAGGCCTGTCTCTGCTATGTCAAGCCTTTGCGCTTTCACCGTGGATAATCCCGCTTGGATGGTACAGAGTACGAACTCCACAACGTCAACTAGGCCCTCCGGCGACTTGGCCGCATGATCCGCAATTAGTGCAACGTCTCTCTTGTACATTGTCTTTATCCTTTGATTGTTTAGTTCAAGCCTTGGGAAAGCCTAGGCTTTAAGCCTTCCCAAGGTATCAACTAAACCTCAAGGCTATCCAGAACATAGCGCCCGGTAGGCGTCCTGTGCCATTTCGCAAAGGCCTCCACTTCTGCTAGGTCACTGGCGCTTGGCAAGGCGTAAATCCAACCTGCATCGCTTGGCGTCCTAAGTTTAAGCGGGCCATTTTCTGTGGCCAGCACTAGCTCAAGCCTTGGGTTACCGTTAGCACTGTTGGTTATCCGCTTGGCGCTTGTGATGACAACCTGCTGACCGATGGTAGTTGGCTCAGCCAGTAAAATATCACACGAAAGCTTAACAAGACTATCAACATCTATTTCATTGTAACCCCTCCGCTTCATTGCATTCCGCAACTCAGCTTTGCGATCTGTTAGGTTATCCATGGTCTCTATCCTTTGGTTGTTGGATTAGATTAGATTAGAGGGCGGTAGGCTTGGCATAGGCAAAGGCTGAGACAGAACCGACCCACTTTTATGAACCGAATGCCACCAACCTTCTTAGTTGATACATTGAACATGGCTTATTCCCCTGGTTTGTTTGTTTCGATGATCTAAAGGTAGTACGTCCGGGTCAGTTTGTCACCATATAAGTTTGCATAGCAGCCATGCAGTTTTTGCATAGCTTCTCGCGTGTAATTATAAAGCAAAGGAGCTGCTGCAAATTTACCACAGGTGCTGCATAAATGTCACAGGTGTTACAATATAACAAATAGGTAGCTAATAGTTGCCTGGCTCATAGTCATTGCCCTTACAATAAGTAAGACAACAGTAAGTAACGCAGCAATAAGCAACGCAACAATTAGCATGCTAACTAATTTTCATTGTGCAGCGCAGCATACCAGCCAGTATGTGTTGTGCAGTGCAACATACTAGGTAGTATCTGTTATAATGTAACATATTCTTTAGACCCTAGGCAGGGGTGCGCGGGGGTGCCTCTTATATGTACAATACACCAAAACATTTTCTAATAATTTTCTAGGTCATGCAAAAAGCTCTAGGAAGCTCCTGTACGTCCAAGGCTTGTTTCTAGGCTACGAACCCAGCAGATAACAAGACAAGGACACCACAGGAGGCTCCTAGAGCTTTACAGGGGTATACTTACATATGACACTACCCTAGAAAAGCGGAACCTTCCTAAGGATATACTTAGTACTGTACTTAGTACAGTTCTATGGACTATAATTCCTTTATATTATTTTCTTAATAGATTTACATAGTACAGTACTAAGTACTATTCTTAGTACGTCCTAAGAATAATACTAGGGTATCACTCTTACTGATTTTTGTCAACCCTAAAAGTAGAAAATAATTTACAGACTACCTATTGACACAGAAGTGAGAGTATTGTATAATGCTGTTAATCAATAAAGTAGTAGTTAAATTTATGTATGTCCTTAACTCTTATTCCTAGGACATACTAAGGATATCCTAAGGAACCCTATATGGCTTTGTTTGAAAGAGAAGCATTTATTAACTCAGTTGGTCATACCAGAATTAAATCTCTTTTTCTTGAGTTGAGTTACGATAACAGTAAGTTCCAACTATTTACGTTAAAGGATAAAGATGTTGTCAACTCTGAGGGTAAGCCTCTTCTCAGTATTAAGAAGTTGTATTTAGACCATGTTTGTAATGATCCAACTGAGTATACCTTCGCTATGTTTGTATTTGGTACTTGGGATATCTGGGACACAATCCGAACTAATCCGTCTCTCCGCAGATACTATAGTAAATGGAGAGAGGAAGTTGATGTACGAATTAAGTCAGAAGCAATAAGAAGCATAGCTGAAGAAATGAGAGAAGGTGGTAGGTCATCCTTTACAGCAGCCAAACTACTTTTAGAAAGAGGTTGGATTGAAAAGGTTAGCCCACATGATCGTAAGTCCGAAAGACAAAAACAAAAAGAAACTACCTTAGATCGTCAAGCTATGCAGATGCTATCTAAGGACGCAGAACGGTTAGGTTTAAAAGTTAACTAAACAGTACTAAAGAAATAGGAAATAGTTAATTATGGCTAAGAAACCTACCGTCACTACTCTTACCGCAGGGTACGCATCAAACACTCAGCTTAACGCTAACTTTGTAGCTTTAAGAGATGCCTTCGATAATACTCTGTCCTTAGACGGTAGTACTCCTAACTCACTAACTTCAGACTTAGATGTCAACTCAAATGATCTACTAAACGTAAGCTCCATAGCTGCACAGACACTAACCTTAGGTGGTGCCGCTTTTAACCTATCAGCTTTGTCAGGGTTAGGTTCAACAGCAGCAGCTTTCCTAAATCCAAGTTCATCAGTACCAACAAAAAGAGATGATGGTTCAGCACTACAAGCTGGTGACATTTATTTTAACACGAGTAACAACACACCTTTCACATACTCAGGATCAGCCTGGGTAGCTTTAGTCAGTACACAGTCAACAGTTACAGTTGATATATTCTCAGGCAATGGATCAACAACAGCCTTCACCTTAGCTACAGCCCCAGCTTCTGAAAACTTTACCTTTGTCTACGTAGCTGGTGTGTACATTCAGAAGGCAGCTTACAGTGTTTCAGGAACTACCTTAACCTTTAGTTCAGCACCTGCATCAGCTACTAACAACATTGAAGTAATAACGTACAGCGGTGAGCTTCTAGCTTCTTCCACTAACTTCTCAAACATCACAGTTACAGGTGGCTCAATATCTGGAGCATCAGTTACCTCCCCCACCTTAGTAGGTTCAAAGACTAACGGACAGACTCTAACTCTTACAGCAACCAACTCAGGCACACCAACTAACTTCTTAAGTTTCACAGATACAGGTGGTACGACAGCTAACCTAGGTTTCACAGGAGCCTCAGACGATCACTTAGCCATAGCTAATGAAACAGCTACAGGGGCTGTAATCCTAGAAACTAACTCAACTGAAAGACTAAGAGTAGATCACACAGGTAAAGTAGGTATAGCTAAAAACAACCCAGCTTACGCTTTAGATGTTACAGGGGATATTAACTTAACAGGAACTCTAAGAGTAAACGGCTCAGCATTCTCAAGTACAACGACAGGATCAGTAATCGAAGAACTACATTCTCTTTGTAATACTACCAGCCTAAAAGGCAAAGCTACCATTGAGAATGTAACAGCAGCTCAAGCCTTAACGACTACCTACGCAGACTGCACAGGTTCTAAAGTCTCAGCTTACACATGCCCAGCAGGTACATCAGAAATAGTTTACGAGTTTAATTTCCTAGCTGCAGGCATAGATCAATATCCTATGTCTCACTGGAGATTGTACTATTCAACAGATGGTTCCTCCTTTACTGAAGTAACTAAAGCTAGGTCTAATATTTCCTTAGGAAACTTTGGTGCTGACCGAAATACCCTACGTTGGGTGTTCAAAGTTAACGCAAGCTCTAACGACAGTACAGTAGGCCAGTTTTCAGCAGCTACACCATCTTTGTATTTCAAATGGCAAGGTAGAAACTACCAAGCAGGCCATGAAGCAAAACTACATGAAACTTTATACTTTGATGGCACAACTTCAAATCAGTTCTCCCTTCCGTCAATTTCTGTAAAAGCTATAGCTTAACTAAGGAAGCATGAATGGCTAAAAAACCTACAGTTAAAAATATAAGTTCAGGGTATTCTTCTAACACCCAACTGAACTTTAACTTCGAAGCTCTAAGAGATGGCTTCAATAATACTATATCTATTGACGGTAGTACGCCTAATGCTATGGCGGCTGACTTAGACTTAGGTACAAATGATCTAATTAACGCAGGAACTATTCACGGTTCTTCTTTAAAAATTGGTGGGACTACACTTACTTTAACTGACATTTCAAATCTACAAGAAGAGTCTAAAAGGTTCTTAGACCCTAAAGCATCAGAACCAACCACAAGAGACGACGAATCAGCCCTAGTAGCTGGTGACATATTTTACAACACAACAGATGATATTACCTACCAATGGTCAGGCTCAGCTTGGGTAAGCTCAATCGGGGCTACAGGTCCGCAAGGACCAACCGGAGCTACAGGTCCGCAAGGACCAACCGGAGCTACAGGAGCAGACAGTACAGTAGCTGGTCCACAAGGAGCCACAGGACCAACCGGACCACAAGGACCACAGGGAACTACCGGATCAACAGGTTCTCAGGGTCCACAAGGCGATACAGGACCACAAGGAGTTACAGGTGCAGCAGGACAAAGTGTAACCTCAGTTACTGTATCAGAAGTTAGTGCTGGAGGTTCACCCACAGTTTCTTACAACTCAGGAACTGGTGCATTAGCTTTAGGTATAGTAACCGGAGATACTGGAGCAACCGGCTCACAAGGAACACAAGGACCAACCGGAGCAGCAGGTGCAGACGGATCAGACGGATCTACCGGAGACACAGGTCCGCAAGGTCCACAGGGTTCTACTGGGCCACAAGGACCACAAGGAGCAACGGGAGCAGCAGGTGCAGATGGATCAGATGGTGCTGATGGTGCAGCGGCAACGATTGCTGCGGGTTCTACGACAACGGGTGCTGCGGGTTCTTCTGCTTCAGTAACAAACGTAGGTTCTTCCTCAGCAGCTACGTTTAACTTTACGATTCCAAGAGGGGACACAGGCGCTCAAGGTACCCAGGGTATCCAAGGTATTCAGGGTCCACAAGGTGACACTGGTCCACAAGGTCCAGCAGGATCAGGCACAGGTGATCTCTTAGCGTCTAACAACCTGTCTGACCTAGCTAACGCAGGCACAGCTAGAACTAACTTAGGTGTGGACGCCGCTGGCACAGACAACAGCACTAACGTAAGTTTAGCAGGTTCTTTAGACTACATTACTATTAGTGGTCAAACGATTACCAGAAATGCTATCGACCTAGCTGCTGACGTAACTGGTACACTACCTACAGCTAACGTAGCTGATGACGCAATTACCTACGCTAAGATACAAAATGTAACTGCAACAGATCGTATCTTAGGTAGAGACAGTGCAGGTGCAGGAGTAATCGAAGAGATTTCACCAGCGTCTTTACGCACAATGATTAACGTAGAAGACGGAGCTACAGCAGACCAAACAGATGCAGAGATTAGAGCTGCCGTAGAAGCTGCATCAGATTCTAACGTATTTACTGACGCAGATCATACTAAGTTAAACGGTATCGCTGCATCGGCTAACAACTACGTCCATCCAAACCACAGCGGCGAGGTAACGTCCTCAGCAGACGGTGCTACAGTAGTAGCCGACAATATCATCGACGAAGCTAATCTTAAGGTTAGCAACAGTCCGACTAACGGCTATGTCCTTACCGCTCAGTCAGGAAATACGGGTGGCCTGACTTGGGCTGCGGCTAGTGGCGGTGCTTCAGAACTTAACGACCTAAGTGACGTTATAACTAATTCATTTGGACCTTTTTCATCTGAAGGTACGATTGGTATTGGAGCAGGTGCCTTAGCCAATGATGATGGTAGCGCTAACAGAAATACTGCTGTTGGTCATAATGCTTTAAATGACGTTACTACAGGCGGTCATAACAACGCTTTTGGTAATTTCGCGGGACAGCTAATTACTACTGGAAACCATAATCAGGCTATTGGGCAGGGTTCCATGGCCGCAGTTACTACCTCAAATTCTAACATAGCAATCGGCACTAGGGCCATGGAGAAGCCTACTGGGTCACACAATGCCTTTATTGGCGCAAGTTCTGGTGAAGGTGGTACAGGAGGTGGAGCAGCAACAAGAAATTCTGCCGTAGGAACTAGCAGTCTTGAAAAAATAACTTCTGGTGAAGATAATGTAGCGATTGGTTATCAAGCTGGGCTTTCAATAGCCGCAGGCAATAGACACGTAATGATAGGTAGTCAGGCGGGTGATGCGCTGACTGGCGGGGAAAATACAATATGTATTGGATACAATAGTGCCGCTTCTACTACTACCGTATCTAATGAAATAACTTTAGGTAATACGGATATTACTAAGTTTAGAGTGCCTGGTCTAAACTTTATTATTAAGGACAGCACGGCCACAGAAGACTATGTGCTTACAGTAGATGCCAATGGCGAAGCTGGTTGGGAGGCTGCTGGTGGAGGTGGTGCTTCAGAAATTAACGGCCTTAGTGACGCCAAAACTAATTCTAGTGGCACAACGATAGGCATTGGCACAGAAGCTCTCCACAACGACGATGGATCAGCCAACCAAAACACAGCGCTTGGGTATCAAGCCCTCAGAACAACCAACAGCAATTTTCAAAATACCGCTGTAGGGTATAGGGCGGGGTATGCGCTAACTGGTACTGGTGATACTAATTATGGAAGAGATTCCTCTTTGTTTGGGCACAATGCTGGTACGGCTTTAACAACAGGTAGAGGCAATACAGTATTTGGAGCAGGCGCGTTAGATGGAGCTACAACACCCGATAACAATGCCGCATTTGGCAGAGAAGCAGGAGGTTCAGTTACCACAGGTGCCAGCAATGTATTTGTTGGCCCAGACGCAGGCTACACAACGACCACAGGCAGCAACAATATAATTTTGGGAAATGCTGCGACAGCTAGTTCTGCCACAGTATCTAACGAAATTACATTAGGTAATACATCTACTACTAAATTTAGAGTACCGGGTCTTAACTTTATTATTAAGGACAGCACTGCCACAGACAATTACGTTCTGACAGTAGATGCTAATGGTGAGGCCGGATGGGAAGCTGCTGGTGGCGGAGGTGCTACGGACATCAATGGTCTGTCTGATGGGTATTCAAACAAAAGATCGATTGGTTTAGGCGCTAACGCCCTTGAAAATTTAGATGACTCTTACAAAGACAACATAGCAATCGGGGAAAATGCTCTAAATTTAATGACCAGTGGCACAAATTCAGTTGCCATTGGCCCGAATGCAGGAAGCAAACAATACGGCACTCTCCATCGTGCTATTATGATTGGCAAGAATGCTGGTGCCTCGGTTAACATAAACACCGGCTCGAGCGATTGCGTTCTTGTTGGGACGGAGGTTGGACAATACGGAGACTGCGATAAATCAATTATCCTCGGTCATAATTTGTGCAACCAAAGCGGGTCGGGTTCGTCAGAAGCTGTTATTATTAGTGGGAATAATGGTGGGGGCAACCACACTGAAGGTACGGCTGCGACTCATCTCGGTTACAACGCGGGCGGGTCAGTAACGACAGGAACTTATAATACATTTCTCGGCCATCAGGCTGGCAGCACAACGACGACAGCATCTAACGTAACGTGCTTGGGCAGAGGAGCGACAGCTAGTTCTGCAACAGTTTCTAACGAAATTACTTTAGGCAATTCATCTATTACCTCACTGCGGTGCCAAGTTACCAGCATATCTTCTCTGTCAGATCGCAGAGACAAAAAAGACATCAAAGAACTGCCAATTGGACTTGACTTTATTAACGCACTGAACCCTGTCGAGTTTACTTGGGACATGCGTGATGGTGCAAAGGTAGGTCAAAAAGAGGCTGGATTTATTGCACAGGAACTAGACGAAGCACAACAAGATGCTGGCGTTGAAGACTTAATGAATCTAGTTCTAAAAACTAACCCTGACAAACTTGAGGCGACCCCAGGAAAACTAATCCCTGTGTTGGTCAAAGCAATTCAAGAACTATCCTCCGAAATCCAAACTCTAAAAGGTAACTGCAAATGTCAGACGAACTAACATCTGAGCAAATTGCTCAACACTACTCTGCAGCAATGGACTCAGTAAACTTAATTAACGCTGTTGTAGCCTCACCGGATGATTACGCAGACGACGAAACAATCTTAGAAAGAAACGTAGGACACCTTAAGATCGTAGTTACTTGGGACTTTTGGACTACTGAAGATATGACGCCGATTACTGATGCTATCACAGCAGGAGGCGGCTAACCTCAATACAAAGGATGTTTATCTATGGAAGGTGCGATTGATGTACGGCTAATTGTAACCTTGGGCGGCATACTCTTTAGTGTAGCGGGTGCAGCAGCCGTAGGTAAGATGCAAATTAAAGCTATCCTAGAAACACTAACTGACTTAGAGAAACGACTCAGAAACCTAGACAAACGACTAGACACTATGGAGACTAGGGTAGAAACCCAGTATCAAAGACTTTCTATTCTTTCAAGTATGATGGACCCTAATACAATGGAACGTCGTCACAGAGAAACAGCTACAATACAAGCTGACATAGCTAGTCTTAAGTCTCATGTGGACAAATTATCGCACATGCATAATGGCAGACACCCTAGTGTTAGTAGTTAAAGGAATACAGTTATGGACTTAATGGCACTAAGTAAACTCTTGTTTGTTATAATCGTCACTCTACCTGATGGTTCTTATGACACAAACGCAACAGAAGTTACTGAGTGTCCTCCATATGAAATAGTACACCAGCTAATGAACTACAAACTTGAAACAAAAGAAATAACCTCCTGGTACGCTGACTGCAATGAGTATCCTTTCTTTGAAACTAAGAAACAACAAATTTAAAGAGTACTATGCAAACTAAAAAACCATCTTTAGACGACGTAAGATTAGCTGCTGAGGCTGACCTTTCTGTGTTTATCAAGTTGGTTGCACCTGAGCAGATGCTAGGTATTTGCCATGAAGATGTAATTAACTGGTGGACTAGACAAGACAGTAAGTCACATCAGCTTCTACTCTTTCCTCGTGACCACGGTAAGTCTAGGTTGGTTGCATTCAGGGCAGCATGGGAACTAACTAAAGACCCAACACTTAGGATTCTATACATTTCAGCTACAGCAAACTTAGCTGAGAAACAGTTGTCGTTCATCAAAGGTATCCTTACATCTGATACATATCAGAGATACTGGCCTGAACACGTCCACAAAGAAGAAGGTAAGCGCACCCGTTGGACGACATCTGAGATTTGCTTAGACCACCCACTAAGAAAAGAAGAGAACATCCGTGATCCTTCCGTCTTTACAGGTGGCCTAACTACTAGCTTAACAGGTCTGCATTGTGACATAGCAGTGCTTGACGATACAGTAGTCTACGAGAATGCCTACACAAACGAAGGTCGAGACAGAGTTAAAAGTCAATACTCTTTGTTGTCATCCATCGAAGGAGCTAACTCAAAGGAGTGGGTAGTAGGTACTAGGTATCACCCAAAGGATTTGTATAACGACTTAATGCAAATGCAAGAGGATACTTACGACGACAACGGAGACTTAGACGGTTCTATACCAATCTATGAAGTCTACGAGAAAGCAGTCGAAGATAGTGGCGAAGGTAATGGTGAGTTTCTTTGGCCTAAACAAAAACGTAAAGATGGAAAGTGGTTTGGTTTTGATCGTCAGGTCTTAGCTAAGAAAAGAGGCCAGTACCTAGACAAGAGCCAATTCAAAGCTCAGTACTACAATGACCCAACTGACCCTGACAACGTACCAGTCAGAAGAGAAAAATTTCAGTACTTTGAAAGAAAGTTCTTGACAAGAGATAACGGTTACTGGTACTATAGGGATCGTAGAATAAATGTATTTGCAGCAGTTGACTTTGCATTTAGTTTAAATCGTAAGGCTGACTACACAGCTATTGTAGTTGTAGGTGTAGACGGAGAAAATAACTGCTACGTTATTGACATAGACAGATTCAGAACCGAAAGAATTTCAGACTACTTCGAACACATACTTAACCTACATGCTAAGTGGTCCTTCCGTAAGATCAGGGCTGAAGTCACAGTAGCTCAATCAGCTATTGTCAAACAACTAAAAGACATGATTAAAGACCACGGCCTGTCTCTCAGCATTGATGAGTTTAGACCTAGTAAGTCTCATGGCAGTAAGCAAGAGCGTATCTCATCTACTCTTGAACCTAGATACGACAACTTACAAATTTGGCATTACAAAGGTGGCAACATTCAAATACTAGAAGAAGAGTTATCTAGTAGGAACCCACCACACGATGACGTAATCGACGCATTAGCTTCATGTATTGATATGGCTATTAAACCATCGACTAGCCTAAACAGAAAAAGTAGAAGCAACATTGTTTGGGCTAATAACAGATTCAGAGGTGCTGCCTAATGGCTGGTGAAACTATTGACATTGAGAACATTGTTGAACCTGAGGTTTTAGCTGTTGAGATTGCTAACAGGTGGCGTGAGTGGGATACCCTTCGTAATACAAAAATCGAAGAGTGGAAAGAACTGCGTAACTACCTATACGCAACTGACACTAAGACCACAGGCAACGCCATGCTTCCTTGGTCTAACACTACTACAACTCCTAAGCTAACACAGCTTATGGACAACCTTCATGCTAACTACTTTGCTTCTTTATTTCCTCAGCAGAAGTGGATGAGGTTTGAGGCTTCGTCTATTGATTCGAATATAAAAGCTAAAAGAGATACCATTCAAGCGTACATGGAAAACAAAGTTAGACAATCTGATTTTGTTAACACAGCTTCTGATCTAATCTACGACTACATTCAATATGGTAATTGCTTTGCTACAGTACAGTGGGAAGACAGATACAAGATTAAAGAAGACGGAGATTACATTTCTCAGTACGTTGGTCCTAAGGTAGTTCGTATTTCACCCTACGACAT